TTTGTTTGATGTAAACTCCGAGTGGTCTCCCAATGTCTCCCTGAGTCAAATTTAAGCGTTTAACTGGATCCTTTCCGGGAGCAATGTCAACCGTGATAGTTTGCCGTGTCATGCAGTCACCCCCTCCAGATCTGCTACACGTTTCACAAGGCGGTCAACTGTTCTTTCAAGCTGCTCAATTTTGGCACAGAGCAATTCAATATACTCAATTGATTTATAACCTGTGTCTTCATCAGTTTCCACCAAGTAAGGTGCTACTTTTTCAACATCCTGTGCTATGTACCCTATATGCTCACGGTCATCGTGATTAAATTTCTTGTCATTCCAAACGAATTTAACAGCATGTACACCGGAAAGATCTGGAGCATCGCCGATTATATCCTTTTGCCTTGCATCGGAATTTTGCGTCAGCGTTCCAGCAAGAGTGGCGTTGCCGTTTTTATGGACACGGAATGCATAACTTCTTGCGCTATTCGAAGTGCCGTTGCCAACAATCAGTTTGTAATCAGCTCCAGTAGAGTTGTATGAACCACACGCAAGCTGGCCTTCCCCGGTCGCATTGATCATATAACCAACAGCCACAGCACTGTTGGCAGAGGATTTACAACTTGATCCTATAGCAACTGCATATTTATCACTCGCTTCAGAATTATTGCCAATTACCACACAGCCTTCTTCAGAAATGTTTATATTATAGCCAATTCCAACAGAATATCTTGCGCCCGGAGCCGCATATTTCTCTATGGTTATTTCACGGCCTAATGCCACGCTATATTGCGAATTTGCGAGTGTGTTATAGCCTATGGCGCAAGAGTTATTTTTTGCAATTGCACAATATCCTAATGCTATTGAATCGACAGTAGCTTGTGTTCTATACCCCATAGCGCAAGCAAAAGACCCTTCTACCTTGGAAAAAGAACCAACGGCAATGCTATGAGAAACACTTGCGTTTGCCTCATAACCAATTGCAGTAGAATATGGGCCAGAAGCGTTAGCATAGTAGCCAATTGCTGTCGAATAGTATTTTGTACTTGCAGCCTTATAGCCTATTGCAATAGTATATGCCGCTGAAACCTCCGTTTCACGCCCACCAGCAAAGCTATATGCGCCTACATCCGTTCCTAATGCCCTTGTACCAAACATGTATCTTGGTGCTGTGACATAGCTCCCATCTCTGTCAACACAACCTTCATAATTCCCAATATAAGCGGTGGTTACATCGTTTGCGTCCCTTATCTCAAAAGTTTCGCCATCCATTTTTGCCCAGCCGCCAGAGATGGGGTTTAACAATCTAATTCCGTTAAAATCAAGGCCGGAACTCCACGTTGCGCCGCCATCTATACTAAATCCAAGCCCGTAATTAACCCCGTCATATTTACCAAACCGGATCATTTTATTTTGGTCTGACGGGCTTACGATGGTAATATTGTTATTGTCCCAGTAAAAATTAGTATCACCTAATACCTTGACCATGTCCGTATGGAGTTCACCGGATGCTATAAAATCGGCTACAAATTCGCCATCAATGTTCCATGCAGTGTTGTAGGTACCATTGTAGCCTGTTTTTGAAAATGCGATACCCGCATTGTTGAACCTGATAATCTTAACCGCAGTATTTATATCATCCGAATCCATTATCAGGATTTCGTCCGGTTCGCCATCGTTATTTGTATCATGCAGAACAATATAACCGCCCGAATTACCTGTGACTTTCCCAACGATGCCAGCCGCTATCCTTTTGAATTGCGAAGTTCTTTCGTCAATAGCATTAGCTATTTCAGAGGAATTTGCTATATCCTCCGCAAGGCTGTTTCTTGCTGATCCCAATTCAGCTTCGATATATCTATCTTTCAGTACATCCCACTTCGTGCGGATGCACTTTGCCGTTGCAGTTACTCCCAGTTTTTCAAAGTATACTGAAACTGTATCGCACAGATCTACACGCTCGATTACACCTACATCTTCCAAGAAGCTGACCGTAAGATTTACGACAGGTTTCCCGATATCATTCTGATCAATATATTGCTCGGCTTTTCTTCGCAAATCAGCAACGCTTGGCGTTTCTTCAAAATCATTGGATAAATCAAGGTTCAATACTTTTGTATATGAAAACGTTCCAGGTACATTTATAGCTCTCTCAGGAAGCGTGACAAGAACGTTTGCATCATCGTTGTAATAATAGGGATAAACCGCCGTATATATTTTTGTATTGTTTTCTTCCTGATTCAGATCTGTCAGGTTTTTTCCATACCTAATAGTTACACCACGGTTGTCACCTCTGGCAGAGTATAACTGACAAGTAAATCTGTCAAAATGCCATTCTCCGCCATATACATCAATCAGGCTTCCCCTTATTCCTCCCATGATTGAGCGGATACTCTCTGGATGCTTTAAGGAAAAACTACTACTGCTGTGGATGTTTGAGGAAAAAGAAAACGGGCAATAGGAAGGGAAGACAATGGTAGAGTCGGTTAATTTGCTTATAGCCAATTGACTATCAGCCGCAGTAAATGGGGAATCTACATACCCGGATAGATCATAACTAATATGTTGAGCATTAACCGTTATTAGCCCGTTAAGCGGTTTACTAATGGAATAAACCCTAAACGGTTGCGGATTATCGGTATAATTAGGCTTGGCAACAATCAGACGGCGAAGTTTAATCTCGCTAAAATATGTTCCCGTAATTGGATATGTCATTTCCAGTTCATAAGAACCATTGCGATTTTCTTCTACCTCACAAGTGATCGCATCCGACAGAACGCCAATGCCAAAGCTACCCCACGATGTAGCATCATGTTCAAATAAGATCGGGTACATTGATTACCCTCCTGATTCTTAAAGTTCAAACCATCTCGGAGTTATTGATACGGATGCCACATTCCCTGTAAAACCAATTGGATTTTGGCCGGGCTTTAACGTAGCAAATTCATTCGTGTTTGAAGAAACAATATTATTCATATTGTTCCCATTTGTGTCGAAACAATTTAGCCCATCACAGTCGATATATAGCCCATGTTCTGGCAATCCAGCGATAGAGAACACCGTCCCATTTACAGAAACCGTGCCGTCTCCGGCAGATGACCGCTCGACAAAAATAAGTGGTTTCGCCGCGAAAGCTGTTTGATTGTAAACAGTAAATGGCGCTGCCGTGACTTTAACCGGTTCTTTCCCTGACATCAGGAAACGTTGAGGTTTGCAATTAAAGGTCACGGTGGCCCGTCCAACTCTGCCAATCGAAAGGGAATTGACGTCAACCGGACCGGCCACGTAAGCAAGGCGAAAGTGCGCCGGGTCGAAATCGTCCCACAGTTCGCAATATCCATCCGGAGAAAAAAGCCAATCAGCCACGCCGGAAAAGGAATCGGGAACGGAGTGCTTTTCTCCGCTCCCGGCGAAAATATCATATTTTTGTTCCACGTTTTCCCAGGCATCCTGCATCATGATAATATCACCATTCCTGCCTGGGACAGTGTACTTATCAAATTTCCGCAGCGGCTTTTGGAAGTTCGGATACTTCTCAACGTAAATCCCATACCGGTCGGAGCGTTCTCCGTTCCAGCTGATTATACCCCGTCTCACGCGAAAGCCGCCTCCTTCCTGCTGATACTGCTCTGGATCCGCTGCATAACTATGTTGGCAAGCTCCCTCACGCTCTGCCCCTCAGAGCCATAAACGTTGATGGTAACATTTGCCGTGTTTGATTCTTCACGCACTATTTCCCGCAAATCGTCCAACGCTCCGACAAATTCGGGCCGTTTTTCACCTACGCCGATAATAGACGGATGATCGAAAATACCGCCTTTATCGTACCATTGCACCCAAACATAAGGGACTTCTCCGGTTTCAGCGTTAAAGCTGCCTGACATACCGAAATGAGGCAAGCTAATATAAGACCCAAAGTTGAAGGATGTATTATTAAACATACCTTGCATTTTACCAAGGCCGCTGCTAACAGCATTGGAAGATGAAGCCATCCCTGAGCTTGCGGAACGGCTCATCTCGCTAAATTTGGATGCCATGGTGGTTTTAGAAGTTGACATCCCGGAAGAAACGCTCCTGGACACAGCGCTCATGGCAGAGCTTGTCTTGCTCTGCATCGAGTTGAAATTGTTGTTAAATTCGGCCTTGTCGCTGGACAGAGAGCTTTTTATAGTGCTGGCCAGCTGAGACAGCGACGCGGATCCTTCCGTGCAGAGTGCCTTTATCTTTTCCAGACACGTTTCTACCTTGGTTCCCAGAGTGTCAAACTCCGTTCCGGCGTTCGTGACCATAGTACCAATGGCCGTGCCGAAATTAGCTACATTCTGGGATGCCGCGCCGCCCTTAGTCTCATTGTTGATCTTTTTAACAGACTCTGCAAACGTATCCATTGCCGTTGATACGGCATCCAGGCCATTGGAATAGTCAACAAGTGTTTTCAGACCCGCACCCACCTGACCGATGGATTCG